ATAGTGCGATAATGCGATAATGTAATAATGTATAAGTTTATTTATAAGAAATATCAATTGTATGTTTATATTGTTATGATTGTTATGAAATTAATTATATTTTTGGATTTGTTTTGGATTTGTTTTTGTATGTTTTTTATTTAATTTTACTAGTAAATATAGGTGTATTACTTCTGCTTATAGGTATTGTGATTTCAGGTGTAAATGTTGGTATTAATACTACATCATTAATCCATTTAAAATAAGTTTTCAATAATTTATTACTAGAACCACCATAACTAGTAAAATATCCATTAATTTCTAATAGAAATGCTTCGTGGTCATCAGTAATTAAAAAGTCGGTTCCGTATATTTCATAAGAATTTATTGCATTAGGATATAAATTAACATTCATTAATGCAATACGAGAAACAAAGTTTAGAGCATAACACATTTTATTATATACTTTTATATAATCTTCTTCATTTTTTATTGTAGTATTTTCATATAATTTTTCTGGAAATAATATTTCACTGTATGTTGATTTATAATGTGTGTCATGAATGTCTTTATTGCCATAATCACTTTTTTTATATGGTAATAATGCTGTTATAATTGAACCTGTATCCAATAAATAAGTATTAAATACTTTATTAATTAGTGTTATCATAAAATAACAACGCAAATGCGATTTTTTCCCATTGAATAAAAGAGGATTATTAATATATTGTGATATCATTATATCATCCTGCACTTTATATAATAATTGTTTAGTTTCTATAAAACTTTTTTCATCAGTAATATATGATATTCCCTCACCCCCGTCTAAATTTACTATTCTAGCAATATATATATTATTTAGTTTATAATTACTATTTGTATTTAAAACATACATTTCAGGTAAAAACTTAGTGTAATAATTTTCATAATATTTTTTAATATTAAAAAATAAATAACCTTTATTTATAAACACATCAGTATTTTCAAATCTATTTGTTAAATAAAATAGTGTTTTGTAATATTTATAACCAGTATGTAATCCTATATAATGTTTTCTTAATTCATTATTATTTTGTGTGTCAGCTTTTATATTAAAATTATGTATATTTTCATATAAAAACTCAGTAGATAATAAATAAATTTTAAAAAATTTATCATTAATAATATATGTTTTATTAAAATCTTTTAATGTCATTTTTTCCTTAGACGTAATTAAACTTATACGCTCTTTATTTGATAATCTTTCATATTTATTGTTGTATTTATTGTTGTATTTATTGGTGTATTTATTGTTGTATTTAATTTGTTTTTTAGTATATTTTTTGCCACCAGTTTGCATTTTCATAGATGATTGCATTTTTATATTACTATCACTATTACTATATTAAATTAAATATATATATTTAATATATAATATCTAATATATAATTAAACATATAGTTAAACATATAGTTAGTTTAAATATATAATTAAACATATAGTTAAACATATAGTTAGTTTAAATATATAATTAGAAATGGTAAAAACACAAAAATATAAATATACCAAAAATAAAAAAAAGATATTTTCCAAAAAAATAAAACAAAATACACGGGATTACAGTTATAAACAAGGTAAAAATAACATACAATTTAAAAATATAAATAATTATTCAAAATACGAATTAGAAAAATATGTTCCTATAATTACTAGAAATACTAAACATATATATATGCCAATATTAGGTTTTTTTTCAATAAATATAATAATGAAATTAAAAAAATTTGATAGATGTTTCTTTGTTTTGAAAAACAATAGTATAATAGGTTGTATTTTATTTCATAATCTTACTTATAATTTCAAACACAATATGCTAGGCAACCAGGTGGATAACAAGGATTTTAAATCCAAATCTGATATAAATACTTATATGATGAACTGGCTTTTCTGGTCTGATAGTATTACACCTACTATATTTAATAGAAGTATTTCGTTGTTAAAAAATATTAATAAACTTGAAAATAAAAATATAATTATAACTACATTTACATTTATACATTTTAAACAATCTAATATATTAAGTGAATTATCTCAAGTATACCAGTTATCATTACAAGAACAATTATTTAATACTGCAATTGGTAAATATAAACCTATTATTGAATATACTAATAGTGATGAATACAAATTACTTACAAAACTAGGTTTTACATATTGTGGATATCATAGTAATATTAATGATGAATTACTTAATATATTCACAATAAGATATATAAACAAGTGCACTAGTAAAGATTTCCAACCGGTATATATAATAACCCGGCAAATTGATAATAATCCAAACTTTTTTGTAAGAACAGATAATTTTCAAAATTATTTAGAACAAAGTAAACTATTCAAAATAAAAAATGTTAATCGCTATGCTCTAGATAATTTATTTACATTTTATGTTTCTAGTGGATTCAATGATTTATGCACCAAAAATAAAACTGTTCCATATGAATATAATTTTATTACAAATTATACCAATAATACATTAGGTAATTCTCATATCATAAGCAATTATCTATTTTTATATTTTGCTGCGCGTGAGTATTTAGGAACAAATAGTAATATTCTGAAAAAACAATTTGCAGAAGTAATAACTTCGTATGATAGATTAGTTGAGGTATTTAAAGAAAAATCTTTAATTGGAATAATGGCATTTTTTATTAATAATAATTATTATAGTATAAGTGGTGGATTTAATAATTTAGATAAACTTAATGAATTTATTAATAAATATAACGCATATAATGAAAATGGATTTATTATACGTAATTTTGGATTTATTAAAAATTTATTTCCAGTTAAAAGTAAAACTAATTACTATATAGCCGCACATCTAATTTTTGTATTAAACAAAAATAAATTAAATGTCTATGCTTCCCATAGTTGTGGATTATTAATATTCAAAGAAACTGATGCAGAATTATTTTCTAATAAGGAAACTAATTTGAAAAATTTTTTATATCCACCTATGAATTTCAATTATTTTGCAAATGAATATTTTGATGACTCAATTGATATTAATGATATTATGCTTAAAATCCGGCAATTATGTACTATAATAGGAAAAGTCTACAAAAAACATGCCACTTTGAAAATAAATCAAATGAATGGATTTCTAATTACTCATCCTTATATAAAATTAATTAAGGACCCTCAAACACAAGAAATCTACCCAATATTATATAGTATTAATTCCGAATTTCTTTTAAGTTCCAAAGATGAAGCTAATAGGCTACAATCCCAATGGATTTATGAATTGGCAATATCGCCACTTCTAGATGAAAAGCAACGTGTTATGTTCGATCATTCTACAATGACCGAAACTGAAAAACTAAATTATCAACCATTAGAAATTTAATAATTATCTATAATTGCTTCATAAAGAGGTATATTACTAGGTTTTTGTGGTATTTCCAAATGTGGAAATAAGCACGGTTTAACTACTACATCACTTATCCAATCAAAATATGGTTTTTCAATTTTTTTATTTGAATTAAACATCCCATAACCTGTCATCGTACCGTTAATTTCTATAATAAAAACATTTAAATCATCTTTAATTAATAAATCTATGCCAAATATTTGCCAAGTGTTTTTAGTATTTGAATAATGATATACATTTGCAACTGCTATTTTTGAAACTTCTTTACATAACATCCTAGAATTATTATAAATAATATCAATATCCTTCTCTGACATCAGTGGTGATGTTTCTCCATATAAATCATATGGAAATACTAAATCACTTCGGTATGATGATTTAAAATGTGTATCATGAATATCTTTATTTGACCAATCCGTATTTTTATACTTATCTTTTGCAGTAAGAATTTGACTTTCTTTTAAAAGATATGTCTTGAATTTGTTATCAAATAATGTAAACATAAGATATGCTCGACAATGGAATTTTCTGCCTCTTATTAACAACGGATTTGTTATATATTCCGTAAGAGAAACACCTGATTTATACATTGATTTATAAATAAGAGTTTTTGCTTTATTAAATGTTGATTCATTATTAACAATTACAATGTCTATTCCAGTACCACCGCCAATGGGACGAGCGATATATATTTTATTATGAAAATCCACATTCCAATATGTATTTGTATTTAATAAGAATGATTGTGGGTAATATGTATTATAATGATGTGGAAAACATAATTTTAAATTATTATATAAACTAAATTTATTTTGAAAATCAGCAATAAATTGGAAATCATTAAGTAGCAAGAAATTAGTATTATAATATTTGTTATTTATAATACCAAAAAGATGATTCGCTTTAGTATCACTACTACGTGTTAATCCTAAATCTTCTAATATTTTAATTAATGGGTCATATTTTAAATATATATTTTTACTACCATCTTTATCTATAACAAATGTATTTTGATATTTTAATTCTGGATCAAATAAAACATCTAATGGTAATTTATTGTTTTCTAATATACTCTTTTTTTTTGATAATTGATGTTTTAAATCCATTATATCTAATAAATTAGTACTATCATCCAGATTATCGACACTGTCTTTCAAGTTATTATCTTTATTACTCTTAGTCTTTCTTACTAATAGTTTTTTTTTTGTCTTAATTGTCATTATTACTATTACTATTACTTAATATTATATTATATACTATATATATATAATTATTACTTATTATTTTGTGATTTTTTAATGTATTAAATATATAGTTAGACATATAGTTAAATATATAGTTAAATATATAGTTAAATATATAGTTAAACACATTGTTAGATTAAAGGCATACCCCCCCCCTTTTATTTGGGTAAGTAAATTTAAAGATACATATATTTTTTCTTATTTTCTTATAACTTCAAAAATATTCCTAGAGCACCATTCTAGATTCTTTCTATTAAGATGAGTATCTGAAATTTTAAATTCATCTTCTAGAAGCTTTCAAGTATTACTTGTTCTTAATCTTTTTATAAATGCTTTTATAAAAATTTTATTGTTATATATAGGTTTATGACTGCAATTATTTTGTTTTGTGTTTTAATACTTTTATAAATAAATCACTGATAACATTATCAATAGCATTATTTCTGTTCATTGTTATTTCTAAAATAACTAAATATTAAAAAAAAAATGCTGATAAATAAAAAGTGGTATCACTAATATCTAATATTTAATATTTATTAAAAAATTATATATATTTAATAAATAGAAAATAGAAAATAGAAAATAGAAATATTATGCATAAATATACTAAAAAAAATAGATTGCATATTAAAGAATTTAATAACAAATGGGAAAATCAAAATGCAGATGAAATTATGTATATTTATAAATTATTGGAATCTTCTAGATTAAAATTAAATACACATAAAATATACCATAAAACTGATAATATTACTAAATCTAAAACACAATTTCAATTTGTAATATATTTATATGACCTTCCAATTGCACATATTGAGCTTGATAATAAATTTCACAGTTTATTAACTCAAATGAAAATTATCGATTATTTAAATAATTATAAATTTAATAAAATAATTAATTATTTTGTCAATATATCATTATTCAAAGAAAATATTAATAAATCTGTAAATTTAAATACACTTATTGCAGATTGTTTTGATGTGTTAAAAAATTATTTATCTAGAAATCCAATATATAATTATAATTTAGACAAACAATTTGTGTCATTTATTTGTATTGTTAACGAGGATAATAAATTTGGTTTTAATGCAATGAAATATACTAATTTTGAATATTTAGGAACTGATTT